ATACTTAGATACAGTGGTTTCAGATGACTTAGTATCAAGCGTAACAATAACACATCTAAACCAAATTGATGCTGGTAACAGACGCTACATAGAATACGATGGTCAACATCTTCAGATAAGACCATATCCTCGTGTAGATTCTTGGGATAGCAGAATTCTTTCAGCTGCCGCAACAGTAAATTTTTCTAAAGTAAATCTACAGTATCTACGCGAAGGTGTCGCAAGATACTATTACAAGCCAAAAGCACTTGGCCTACAAACAGATTCTCCAGAAATGCCAAATGAATTTCACCAGCTAATTTCTTACAAAGTCCTAGAAACACTTTATGATAAACTAGGAAATGCTGGTCAAGCTTCACTCTATCGAGCAAGATTTGACAAAGAAATAAAAGGTCTAGAAAAAAGATACGTATCTCACATCGACTCTATGATCGTCAGAGGTCAATTTACACTAGGCGGATTTGACAACTACGTTCGTTATGATTACGCTTCCTTAAGAACAAAAGGATAAAAAATGGCTGTAAAAGCATTACAAGTAAAATTTAATAAAGCTGCTGGAGTTGACCAAGCTTTAAAGTCTCCTCTTGGCACAGCAGAAGATATTTTTAACTTCAGAAAACACCAGCAAACAGGTTGGATTTGTGATCGTGGTATAGAACCTTGGTGGGATCCATCTCCTTCTTTTCAGGTTGGTCCTGAAATAACAGACACTTTAATTAATACATTGCTTGGAGACAAAGTAGATTCCCTTTTTGTTTGGAAAAAACAAAGCAATAACCAGGTATATATACTAGTTGAACAAGGTGGTAGACTTTATTATATCTGGGGAGCAAAAGGATCTACAGCCGCTGCTGATTGGCGAAGAAATATTGTTTTTATAGATTCTGGAAGACATATACCAAAGATGAATGAAGTTGGTACTCAGTATATTCCATATGGAAATAGGCTTTTAATTATAAATGGCGTAGATGAACCAATTTGGTTTTATGGCGATACAAAATATAGAGATTATTCTTTCTTGTTACCTACCCCACAACTAGAGTTACTACCAATAGATGCAGAATATCTTGATGGTGGTGATCTTGTATCTGGTACTGCAGCACCAGAGTTTATAAATACTCCACTTGGTCTAGGCGATAGAGGCCAAGGAGATACATCTGTTTATGCTTACAGAATGTCTTTTATAATGGATTCTGGTTCAGAGTCACCAATATCTGCACCTGTATTTGTTAACTGGACAATTCCAGATGCCGCTGCTGCAGAAAGAAGATTCGGTGTTTTTATCAATGAACTACCACAAGGACCAGAAGGCTGTGTTGCTAGAAGAATTTATAGAACAAAAAATCAAAGACTAGCAGATATAACTGGCGCTGGAGAAGGCATTTACTACTTAGTAAAACAAATTAACGATAATAGTACAACAGAATATATAGATATTACATCAGACAATATTCTAGTTAATCAAGCTAACTTTACAGAATCTTCTGTTATAGATTCTTCTTATTTATATGGAGCAGCTTGGAACGGTAGAGTTTGGCTTGCTGGTGGTTTAACACATCCAACAAAAATAATATATTCTAGACAGGGTTTACCAGAACAATTTGGTGTTTTTGACTACTTCGATGTAGGAAGCGAGAAAGGCGGATCAATAACAGGCGTTTTTGCCTACTACAATAACCTGCTCATATTCCGTGAAACTTCTATCGAAGTAGTTCGTTTTAATAATGGGCAATATTCAATATCCCAAGTATCACCATCAATAGGAACAAAAGCTACAAATACAATAAAACTTGTTCCTGAGATTGGCGTTGTGTTTTTAACAGAAGATGGATTTTATTCTATAAATGGAGGTCTTGATGGTGGATCTCAAATTTCTGTTACAAAAATTAGCCAAGCTATAGCTAAAGAAATGGAGCTAGTATCAACAGTAGCAATACAAAAAAGTACAGCAACATATTCTCCAAAAGAAAAAGAATACTGGTGTCACTACCCATCACCAGGATCAATAATTCCATCAAGAGGCGCTGTAATACATACAGATGACGCAACATGGTCTTTAAGACATGCTGATACAAAAATCAGAAACTTTAGATTTTATTTTACAGCACTTGCAACAGATCCTGATGGAAATATTTTGATAGGTACTCAACCAAGATGGAGAACAGCGTTAGGTGTACCATGTGATCCAACAACAGCAGGGGCTACAGGAAATCTTGTAGGACTTCATGTTTGGTCTGGTGCTCCTTATTGGGGATATAACCTAACAGCAACAGTAAGTAACCAAAATGTATGGACATATACTGCTGCTAAAAATCTTTTACAGCAAAACATTTGGGAAAGTGGATGGATAGATTTTGGAGATAACAGTATAAAACATAGAGTATTTTCTGTAGATGTAGAGATGATGTCTTTTGGAGACTATAATATAGGACTTGATTGGGGTCAAGATTACGATTCAACTTGGAATGCGGCTCCATCACAAAAACCTTCAAAATCTGAATTAGTATTTACAAAATCAGAAGATCCTGTTGCTGGTCCTGCAAATGCTGCAATAACAAAAGTACCATTCACAATTGGTACATCAGCCTTAAAAGATGGAAGAATAATAAGAATAAGATGGGATGTTTCAACGGCTTTGGTTGATAACTTTAGATTCCGTTTAAAGTCTACAAACTCAATGCATATATTATCTTTTAACGTAACATTTGATTCTAACGACCAGCTACCTCTAAATCAGAAGCCTAGATCAAATAGCGGACAACCTTGGTAACGGAGAAATAATGCCAAAGACATTTACACAAATACCGCTGGAAACTTACCAGCAAATGAAGCCAGAAAATCTAAATAAAAATATAGATAAAACACTATCTTCTTTTAACGGAACTTTAGATGGTCACAATAATCCTGTAGAAACAACAAGAGAGCAGCACTTTATTCTTCCAAGACAAGGGAACTTTACAGATACAACTCCTGGTGCAAATGTTTTGCAGCTTGGAACAGAATATGCAACGCAGTCATATTATAAAACAAGACGTTCTAGTTCTTTTGAAGAGGTTGCTTTGGATGTATTTACTCCAATTGCTACAGTCAATTTAGATTCTGACAACTGGACAAAAGGTTTTAACACACTTACAAGTTTGACAGACTTTGATACTTTTCCACTTACTTTCCAAGCAAAAGAAGGACAGCTTGTTGGTTGCGCCACAATTGACTGGGAACATGGTACACAAGTATTTAACGTTCAGGTTACAAATGCTCCTTCTTTTGCTCCAAGAAGCAGAGGTATGCAATGGTGGTCTGAATGGGGCGTTTTTGTAAATAATATTTTAGTAGCAAGATCTGGTTTTATTTATCCAAGAAGACACACAACACAAATACCATTTACAGTTCCTGTTGGATCTCAACAAGTAACAATTGACGTAAGATTTATGACAATTACTGTAAGACCTGTAGGAGATCCATCTTTAGATGTTGTTACTTCGTCATCATTTAACATTTTTTCGGCAGAAATTTGGTGCCGTAACCAATACAGATAAGGGGAGCAAATGCCTATAGTAGATAAAGAAGCCTTTGAGGCTGACCAGATTCCAACAGCAACAGAATTAAATAAAGCTTATGATGATTTAGCAACCGCATCTACTGGGCTTGATTCTACAAACCAAGCATCTGGTTGGCTTACATACAAGCATCTGGATAATCCTACATCTCTAACACCAATAAATAAACTATATCAATATTATCACGATGGTACAGTATCTGTGTCATACAATAATGATGCTGCTTATACGCCGGTTGTTAACCCTGCAGCTACTCCATGCACTGTAGCGTTAAACTATACAGCAGAACAAAACGAAATAATAAGAATTCATATATCTGGACTGGTTGCTGATAATGATGTTGTTGAAGATTATGATTTCGTTGGTGCTAATCTTGGTAAACCAAATTATTATGCATTTAGAATTAAATTAAGATATTCTGACTCTGGTGGACCAGACCAGTTTATTTTTCCTGGATACTGGGGATACTCATTTACAACAAATGGTTTAAATAGATCTAATACAAATGTAACTCAGCCAGGTCTAACAATAAATTGGCAAACATTTCAAGCAAGCACAATCTTTAAAAATAGCGCAGCTACTGGTGTTAGACTTTGGAAAGACGCTACATTAGAAGTAAGACTGTTTGATGGTTCTAATACATTAAAAATAACTCGTCACCAAATACAAGTAGTAAGGGCAAAAAGATAATGGCATACACTAAACCATATTTATATGTTAATGGCAACGTTCTTTCTGCTGCAGATCAGAATAATAATGACGATTCTGCAAAAAAATATGTAAACCAAGGAATAGTGCAGGCAGACTATACATCACAAATGATAGATTTTGATCAGATAGAATCTGGAGAATTAGATCCGATTACTTCTGCTTACAGATTTATGTCAGGAGAAGTGCTAGGTCATGCAAACGGAACAGAAGATATTAACAGAGCTTATTTTACATCTCATGTTAAACCAAACAGGCAGCAAAGTAATAGTAGACAATACTGGCAGACTCTTTCTGAAACAGGACAGACTTTAGATCTTGTACATACTGCAGATGTTTTAATTACATTTGGAGCAACATTTATATGTAATGAGAATGATATTCAGCCAAATGGTAGATGGGCTTCATTTCCAAAATTAAGATATAAATCTAAACCAACAAGTGAATGGGAACCTGTAGAGGCAACGCTTTCTTTAGCATTCGAAGAAACTACAGCAGCGGGAGCTGGCACATTTGTTCCTTGCGTCCCAACATCATTTGGAGTTCCCTATCCTACTGCTTCAGAGCCACAATATTCTTTAAGGCGCTGGGTTGGCTGGACATGGGTTGTAAAATCACTACCAGCAGGATATTATTCTTTTTCTGTCACAGTTGACTCTAAAGTAGAAGCAGGTTTTTCTTCAGCAAGATCGTTTACTTGCGAAGTATTCTATTCATAATATTCCAACAAAAGGAAGCCCCTTTAGTTTTTCTTGTTGGAATATTAACAACCCTTGTGACTAGACCCGAGATGCGTCTATCAACACAGACTACTAAGGACCATAGGCCAAGAGTAGTACACCCTTAACCAGAAAATATTTTAAAATAATTTTTTCCTTTACTTATTATATTATATAGGAGACGGATATGGATCCAGTAACAGCAGCAGTGCTCGTAGGGCTTGGTGGTCAGGCACTTTCACAGGCAGGAACTTTGATTCCAACCAAGATTGAACGAGAGCAGAAAAAAGAATTAGAAAAACTAAAAAGATTAGAAGAAATGAATGCTCTTGGTCTGACTGAGCGGGAACAGGCTGCTATGATGGGCAGGCTTTCTGCTGGTTCTCAGCAAGTTCAACAGCAAGCCGCTGATGAAAGAGCTAGAATTCTTGCTGGTGGTGGTATGGCTACTGGTGGTCAAGCTTTACAACAGGCTGTCGCTATAGACGCCGCTAGGGCTCAAGGACAGGAGCGTATAGCTCAGGCGATACTGGAGCAGGACTTAGCTACAGAACAGGCTCAGAAGGACCGTATAGCTGCTATAGAGGCTGCCCAGTCCCAGAAGAGAGCCGAGCGTGCAGCAGCCGCAGCATCAATTGCTGGAGCAGGATTAGAGGCAGGCGTTACTACCGCTGCTCAACAGAAAGTAATTCAAGGTGCAAAAAATCCATCTCCACAAATGATTGCTGCTACAAAACAAGCATATGGTTTAACATCAGATGAAGAAGCTAGAGGTATTATAGAATTACAATACACAGATCCTCAAGCAGCAAAATTACTTGCAGAAACAATGATTGCTAGGTCAAGAGCAGGAGCAAAATAATGGCTATTAGAAATGTTGGCGGTTTATCCGTATACGTTATAGATGCACCAGCAGTAGAAAGTGCAAAAACATCTACTGGTACTGGATATGCCTCTCTTGTTTCTCAGCTTCGTTGGAAAATTTGGGAAGCGTCAAGACAAGCTGTAAAAGATCAGATGGAATTTGAAAAGCTTGGATATGAAGCAAAA